TCTTCTTTTGCTAGGATCCCTGCTCCATGTATATCTGATGGTCCAATCGCTAAGTATTCTGGTAGAGGGTTATAAGGTTCACAATCTTTTTTTTTATTCATATTAATAATAGTTTTGTTCGAACCACTTATCTGTAGCTCTATCTTCTAATATATCTTTAACTTCTGCATTATACAATTCTCTTGTGTGATACATACCAACCATTAGTGACATCACACGGTCAAAATTACCTTTATGATTAAATTTAATTAATTCTGTCAATAAAGCAGGGTCATATATCTTGTGTAAATTTAATAATTTTTTTCCTGACTGGTCTTTACTCCTAACTGTGTTTAACCAATCTCTTATATATATCTCACCTTGACGTTTCCTTGCTTCTGTCATATGCATACCATATTGACGTTTTACGTTCTTACTTCTTAGTTCTTTTTTGTCTAACATTTCAAACTCTTCTTGTAATTTGTGCATCTTTCTAAATCTTTTTGCATAAGCTATTACTTCTCCTCTATCATTCTCAAATCCTATCTTACAACCATAATAGTCTGCTAACATAAACAAATTTCTGTTATAATCGTCTTGTGTATGGGGTCTTCCTACATATGATGCTACAATTAAATCATCTGGCTGCGATAAATTGTTAGGTCTTTTTAATACATATGCTGATCCTAAAGATGTACTATCTGCTGATTGATTTTGACCATAAGGGTCATGACAGATTACATATAAATTTACTGGTACTTGCTGTGCTTCATTTTTATAAGGTGATTCATATATTACAACTGCTCCTGTTTTGTCATCATCTTTTCTATGTGGAAATTTAGCTATAGGCTTTAGATCTCCATCTATTTTAAATTTAACTTCTCCTTTTTCGTTGTGATAGAACCTCCCTGCTGTACCTATTGCTTGTAAATTTCTTGCTTTTATATTATTGTACTGTTCTTGTAATGATGCAATATCAAATAAGTTAGCTGTTACTTGTAATGTTGCTTCTTGAGGTGAAAAAGGATGCTCAGCTATATATTGGTCTAAAGATTTTGCATCTGCAGCGCCTTTTTTCTTTTCCCTCATTGTTTCTTCGTACTCTGTTGCTTCTTGTTTTATAGAATTACCATCATCATCTATAAATCCATCTAAATTTTTTTGTATTGGAATAAAATACCCGCATCTTGTTCCTATTGCTCCTTCATCCCATATATTTTCATAATCCATACAATCATATGCTGCTGGATTATAAAATATTTCTTCCATAGCTTCAAAATCAGATCCTTCTGTACCACCAGTACCAAAAGCTACCATCATACCTAATGTTTTAGCACCTTGTCTCATTGTTGGCATTGTTACTTCCCATGCTTTTAACAATCCTGGAAATGATCCTGCTTCTTCAAAGAATACTAGTTCACCTGCTTTACCCCTTACTTTATCTGGGTTATCTTTTAGTGATACTCCTATTATTTGAGATTTCATACCCATTTCTATCTCCATTCCGTTTACTTTCTTCTTATATCCGGACATTTTATGCATCTCTCTATCCCTTAACCTAGGTTGAGCCCATGCAGTATGGTCATCTATAAAAGATAAAAACTCCCAAGCTTTTGAGAGTAGACCATCACCAATTAAAAATTCTTTAGAAGAGGCAAATACAAAGTTTTTACTATTTCTTACAAAAAAATAGTTTCTAGCAAGCATAGATCCTGCTTTGTAAGAATATCCCTTACGTCTTGCTTTTAAAACTATCATATGTTTGTTTTGTGATCTAGCTTTATCTATTTCATGAAAATATTCGTAGTCTCCATCATAAAATCTAGGGAATGTTCTTTCACGTCTAGCTTGTATAGTACCATCTGGCATTATCTCATCTACAGCTCTATCAATAGGACAATAATTTAAATAAAAATAGTGAAATCCTGTAATATGTAACTCATCTACACCATACCCATACATACATCTTTTTTGCTCTTGATCCCAAAACTCATAGTACTCTCTTGTTCCAGGTAGAGCAGTTGTATAGTGTCCACTTGCTATAAATTTAACGGCGGCAGGTCTGACTCTGTCTGTTTTTTTGAGCATTTGTTTTTTATTTTAACTAGTTCTGAACATTTCTCATATTCTTCAGTGTGTGTAAAATGTTCTATAACAATATCTATTATAGCTGGAGTTCTACCGTCATCCATAATAGGATCAAAAGGTAAAGGGAACCTAGTTATCTGATCGCTTTCTAAATCATAAAAAATATCGTCAAGAGTTTTCTTTTTAGTAATTACCATATAAGCATTTTGCATTGCTTCATTATAAAGTGCCATATCTTCTAAAAAATCCATTACATACTATATTTATTTACTTCAATTCCTCCCCTGTTTGTATTAGCAGCTTGTTCTTCTTTTTTAACTATTTCTTCTAGATTTCTAAGACCGTCTACTACTTTACCCATTTTTTCTAAATTACTAATTAAATCTTTTGCGTGAAAAATAGGTCTACCATTGTCATCTGCTAAAGTTAAGTCTATATCTCTAAGATATTTTTCTAATTTTATAATAGATTCTCTTGCTGCTCTTAATAATCTAACAGCTGAGGTTTCAATTAACTTATCATACTTTTTACAAGCTGCTAATATTTTAGTATTAGGTGTAAACTTATTATCTTCTCCAAATATACTATTTTTTACTTCAATTACACGTTGTTCCCATTCATACACAGAAAAAGGTGATTTATGATCTGTTGTAAAATATACAAAAGCAAGTTCTTTTGGTTTTAAATCTTTAAATTCAATAATAGTTAAAGCATACCCACTAAGGACAGCTTTATTATTTACTATATGTATTAAATCATCTCTTAGACTCATTTTTTAACTTATTTATATGTTTAACTCTATTAGGGTTTACAGAAAACTTTCCAAAATATGGTAATCGTATCATTTCAAATTTTCCTTTTTTCATTATTTTTTCTACAAACTTAAATTGATGATTTACTATTTCTTCTATCTTTTGCAAAGGTAAATTATGTTTTGTTGCTATTGTTTGTATTATTGATTTCTTGTCTTTCGCCATCTAGTATTTGTTCTTTCCATCTTGTTGGTTTATCTGGGCATGTAGTTGTTTTCCATTTTGCTTTATGTTCTAATAAACATCCACATAGCCCACATCTAATTTGAGGTTTTAAAATATGCTCACAACTATCACAAGCTTGTAATCTTTGTACATAATCTTCTGTTGTTACATTTGGGGCACCTTCTGCTATATATGTTTTTACTTCTTTTGCAAAAGAACCAATCATACTAAATAATGAAGGTAGTTTTAGTTTAGGATCTTCTGGATTATTCATAATAATTAATTTTAATAGTCAGTAACTCACCATTTTTATCTTGTAATACTATTATTTCCATATCTCCTATTTCAAAGTATGATGGAACTATCTCTTCAAATATATTCATCATATTTTATTTATTATTACTTCTACAAAAGATGTATCAGGATTTAAAAATGGATTTAACGAATATATATTATTATTTTTAGTTAATACACCTTTATCTTTAAATCTTTTTACGTAATTATTTAAAGTATTATAATCTTTTATCCCTACTATTCTTGCAACTTCTCTTTTATTTTTTACACTGCATATATTTTCTTGATCTGTAATATTTTGCACATCTATAAATGCAGAAAGTATTTGCATACCTTTATCTGTTAAATTAAAAATACCATTCCATAATTGTACGTACTTATACGTAGTATCTATATTAACAGTAATTTTTTTTTTAGTTTCGTTTTTGTTTGTCATTTTCTAGTAATTTAATTACACCATTTTGTGTATGTAAAGGTTTAGAATTTTTAAACTTTCTATATTCTTCAGGATTATACACTAATTTAACTTCTTTTATTAAATCTTCCGCATATTTTACTACCCATCTGCTTGAGTAGTGCATTTTGTTTCTTTTTAAGTGTGTTAAGTAACTCATTTCTTTTGTATTTTAACCATTCCATTTGTATCTACTTCAATAATGGAAGATTTAGATTGCTTATTAAATTCTGTAATGTAAGGGGCTATATCAGTACGACTTACTATAAAAGACAAAAATACCTGCAATTCTTTAAGTAATAAATCACTTTTTTCTTGCAAACCTAAAGTCTGAATCTTAGCATCTAGTAACGCATGATAATCTTCTAAGTTTATAGTAACTTGACCTTTTACCACTTACCTAATATTTGATGTTCTGATATAATTAAGTATAATTTATCATCAATTTCTGTTCTTGCAGCTTCTGATCTAGGATCTACCATTACAGTATCACCTTTTTCTACAAAATTACAATGAGGTCCAACAGCAAGAGCTTTTAATACATTAGATCTTTTAGCATTTGCTTGAGCAGTTGCATCATCTAAGATTATTCCTGATTCTGTTTCTTTAATTACGGGGTCTGGTAGGACAATCCAACTTCCACTTGGTTTAAATTTCATATCTATATATTTTTATGCAAATATATAAATTATTCTTTTACAATTCCAAATGTTTGGAAAACTATTTTTTATTTAAGGTAGGCTCAGTTCTTTTGATATTTGGGAAACCTTTAAAACTTGTATCTTCTTCTTTCATGTATTTACCGCACTCACATTTAGATTCAATTGTACGCACCTTTCCGTCAATAACTTTCATAGTTAAAGTAGATAGTTGTTTTGTGTTTCCACAGTTACATATATATTTAGGCATTGTAAATTAGATATAGTTGTCCCCCTTGAGGCATTTTTTCAAGTTGTGATTTCACTCTAGCAGTGCTTCTCATTAAGAGACCAAAGGATACTAAGACTGGTGTTAATTCACCGCACCTACCTGTGTGCATTGTATCCTAACTAGAGTTTATACTTTAACTCTTTTGCAACTACCGGAGAAAACTCTATCTTTATTTAAGACTACAATCCGATGTCTAATCCCTTTTTTGGTTACCGAGGGATGAATAATGTTGCAGTGCAAAGATATAAAAACTTTCTATCATAAATTAAAATTACCAAAAAAAATTTTTTTTACTAGGTTTGTGAACGTGTGAACCAACACAATCAACGACCCCTGCTATGCTACGCACTTAAAACACCCCGTATTGGGAATCAAGTGTTAAAACATAATTTGCCTTATGAACGATACAATTTCCGCAACATACATCCGTCCAACCAAGTCACTCAAGCATGTAATGATTTCATACTTGTCTAATGAATTCTCAACTGAAAAGACTATTGCTTATGTAGCTAATGGTAAGCGATTTGACAACTATGAAAAAGGACAAGACTTTCAAATGCCAGCTAATCCTCGTATTACGCATAGGTTCAATGAGAATGGAGACCAATATCTCTATGCAGATGGTGCACCACAGTTATACTTAGTGTGGTAAGATAAGGGACTTTGTCCCTTTTATGGAGCACGATCAAAACAAATACGAGGCACGATCAAAAACCCTTGCTATTTTATGCGTAAGTGTGTGAACTAACACGCATACACATCATTTAGCATACATTTCACACTTTATCAAATCAAAGAGATATGATAATATAACACTTTAAAGTGACTACATGCACATACTGATGGATTTAGGTACACCTTTACCTATTGTGAAATCAGAGGCTAGAAGTAGTCACTTTATTTACTTTAAAACACAGAATGAAAAACATATATGGCTACAATCCAAATCAAGGTTTTATATACATAGACCTTGGAGATACACTAATCAGTGTACAAGCTCATCATAGTCCTGGACAACTAGGAAACTGGTTCTCTACTTTACCTATATTTGATAACTATGATAAAGCATTGTCTTCTTATTTATATAATAAAGAAAACATAAAAAAACCTGTTAAGAAAGCCTTAACTGGTATTGATCGTCAATTCAAAGAACTTGAAGCTACTCATATGGGTTCTGAATTTGAAGATGATAACTATAACAACATGTACTAAATTAAATTACAACTATGAACACTTTTATACTTTTATCAACTATTCTAGCATCATATATATTTGGCTTAATGTCAGGTGTAATTATGATGAGAAAAACTAATATTAAATCATCTGACAAGTTTAGAGAAGAGATGCTTACATTACAGCGTAAGCAGTCTCTTGCTAAAACTAAGAAGAATAAA